ATCATGACTCTTTTGGAGAGTAGGATGTGCTTCCTTGTGTTATTTTTGCGAAAAGTGGGGTTTGAACTTTTCAGACCCCAAAATAAGGGTTTTCCCTTACTTCTTCAGAGACTCCTCAACAGAAACAGGAATTGTTGCAGCGCAACGGTTTTTCGGCTTAAATGTAGGAATAGTGTAGGAATAAACCGAGATGAAGTGCGTTTAATCACTTCCAACAGGGTTTGCGTTGTAGTTAGCAGAGCTAATCTGCAGCACAGTGCCCATGAATGCGGTGATGGCAGCCAGAGTTGCGGTGATCTCGGCACCATAAGGCCAACCCCAAGTCTTTGCCAGAGCGGAGTAGAAGATACCACCAGCGGGCAGAACCACCATGGTCATCCACTTCAGAACGTCATAAATCTTGTTAGACATCTTCATGTGCTTGTTCCTCCTTATAAAAAGTCGTCCTCTTCCTCGCATCGAGCGTAAATCTTTGTTATGAAGCCGTACTCCAAATCAATGATTCCATTCTCTAGTTCTCTGCGATTGAGGATTTTATGGTATTTAGCATTGAGTTCAATAATATGAATGAACTCATCATGCGTGTGTTTTTTGCCCTGTCGGCAGCTGTTTGCAAAATCAAGAATTTCCCAGCGAATTCTATCGATCTCGTTGTCATCAACGGTATCTCGAATATCGCTCATCGTTTTCTTTTGCTTTGCCAGCTCGTCCAATACAGGGCCGTTAAGCGCATTTCCGATTTCTCGGATTAGCTTTTTGATCCAGTCGAAGAACATTGTCACGGGATTTAATTTTACCGGAGTAATCTCGACAAACATCGAGAGCACAATAATCCACACGATACCCTGACCGAGTGCTTCCGATACCGGCATTCCCGTGACTGCTTCGATTAGCTCAACAACAGCATCCACTTAGTCACCTCGCTCCTTTCGGAATGTCGAAGTGAACATTCGTGGAATTGATTTTATAGGTATACCGCACTTCGGGCTGTGCCAAGAAGAACTCGTACAGCTCGTCTGCGGAAACACCATCAATGCGGATATCCATGGCTTCACCGAACATATGCTGGCTGTTGACAACACCGCCGCTTTTCGCGTTCCATGTCGCACAACGCAAGAACGACACGTTGTGTGCAGGCCGTCCAAAGTGTTTCCGAGCACGATCCGCAAGGCGAACAGTCATTTCCTTAGGCTCTGCGGGGAAACCATTGCAGTATTTGCCGCCGCATTTGCAGCGGAGTTCGTCCCGGGTGAAATATTCGATTTCATCCCAAAATGTACCGGTCTCTTTTTCGGTCGGTTTTGTCTCGCCAACATACAGGTCATAGTATTTCTGACCATAGGATGCTCGCTTCGCCTGCATGGAGGCACTCTGATCTGCCGGGCATTCGAACTTGGTCAGCACCACATTGGATGCTTCCAGGATCGTAGTAGCGTTCTTAAGAACTCTCAGAACGCTTGCGAAGCTCTCAGACAATTCCTTATACAAGAAGTCAAGCTGCATATCCAGATTGCCAATAGACGCATTCTGCGCCTTGGCGAACTCCAGAAGAGCTTTCTTCCTGGTATGATAAGTCCACTGCGCCAGTCCATATCCAGCACTATCCCGTACAAAATTGGTATACTTTCCACTGTCGACAGCTTCGGTATAGGATGAATCATCGTACCCCAACTTGGAATTGTAGGTATTTTGAAGATTGTTCGGGATTAGACAGCTCTCAGCATAAAGATTACCCATAAGGCCAGCAACGCCAAAGGGATTACCGATCTTTTCCATGAGGAAATTCCAGATCGTTTCGGCATCGGCGGTGATAGACTGCGGAGCCTTATTATCCTTCAGCATGTAGGCACGGGTCGCGGAATCGATAATGCCATTAGGAGTGAGCCCAACAGCTTTCTGATACCAGACAGTTGCCGCCATGGTCTTGGGGCCTGCCAAACCATCGTTGACAAGACCTTTGTAGCCGTAATCAGTAACGACATCCTGAATGTTGTCGATCACTTCTTTGGTCTTGGCTTCGGTATGCGGGCCAAATATGCCGTCGGCAGTGATGCCTACATCTTCCTGGAACGCCTCGGTTGCGGCCTCGGATTTAGGACCCCAGATGCCATCGATATCGTCGGTGGAATCGCCGTAGTATCCAAGAAAATATAACTGCCATTGCTTTTGCTTAATGGTCATCGGCATCAATTCCTCCTTTTGGTGTAATGATCATTCGGTGCTTTTTAGCACCTTCATGTTTGACAAAAGTTATCTCAACATCGAAAAGATCCTCAAAGAGATTCAGCAAACCAATTCTGGTTTCTTTAGACATAAGCTTGTAATTACCGCCCATCCAGCTACGAAACATATTTTCTACGTCTTCGTATTTGGCTTTGTTATCGTTAACAAGGGCTGCCAATTTCTTAAGCTTACGCCTAAATGCTGTTACTCTTTGAGGATTGATCCGTTTTATAACTTTTCCCGTGGAAGTGAGGGTATAGCGAACCTGCAGATACTTGTATGTACTGCTTAACTTTACGATACGGGTCTTTTTGGTGTTTATATGGATTCCGTAGTCAGCCGCTATACGCTCGATATTCTCAAGAATATCTTCCAATTCTTCCTTGGAAGGGCTCATGACATACCAGTCATCCATATAACGACCATAGAATTTCTGACTTCTTACGGTTTTGACGTAATTGTCAATCCGATAAGGATAGAATATTCCTATGATCTGGGATATCTGATCTCCAATGTTGACAGATTTGGACAGGAATTTATCGCCCGTATGCTCGGATTTCGGAATCGTGTTTCGATATTCCAGAGCATTGAAGACGCCATTCATGCACTCGTCATACTCTTCGTCTGTCATATATGAGACATCAACTTTGAAGTTTTCAAATATAACATCTAAGAGCCACGCTACATACTCATCGTCGTCAACCAGCTTCAGTAATTCTTTCTTGATAACACTGTGCAGGATGTTGTCGTAGAACTTCCTGAAATCACCAAGCAGAATATAACCTTCGTTGGTTCCGTAAGTCGTAAAGTATTTGTGGAGATGAACCTCGAACCGTTTACGAGAAAAGGACATACCCTTTCCTTCTAATGAGGCTCCGTTATCGTAAATCAACTTTGCTCTAACTACCGGAAGCAGAACATCATCGCAAAGAACATGGCGAACGATTCGGTCCCTTGGCTGCAGGCTGGTAATAGCCCGGATCTTGCCGCGTTCCCGCAATATAAATTCGCCTTCTTCGCTCGGATGATATGTCATATCTTCCAGCTCGGCTTGTAGTGCAAATATGTGGTCAAGAAAATTCAGCATATATCGCTGGGTACTTTCTTTCCACTTGCTACTCTTAATGGATTTTAGATATGCTTCATACAAATGATTTGCATCGCATATTATGGATTTATAACTACTCATGGACTTATTCACCGTTTGCAGCAATAGTTACCTTGGTAAATTGCATCGGCTTTGTTTTTATCCTCTCAAAGGAGGAACGGTTTGACATCTCCTTCCCTGTATTGGTTAGATACAGCGAATCCACACGCACACCATTAGAGTTAGAAGCGTTGTTGTAGTTCGCATTGCCATTGTTGTTGACATTGGCGAAGTTAGAAGCCGAAACGCACGTTAGATGTCATCCTTATTTTAGTTATAATTATTTGAATTTTATCTTCTTGTCGCTTTGACGCCAATTCTTAACAAGATCAATCTCATATCGAATTGCCTGAAGATATTGAGCGTAGATGTTGATATCAACTTCAAATACAGTTACGATTCTCATCAGTTCAGCTTTGATTTGCTCGCAGTTGACGATGGCATCGTTCTGATATCCTCTGCGCTGCTCCAATTCTGCCTGGGAACGCGGGTAAATGGAATTGGCAGCTCGTACATTATCAATCATCAGTCTGCAAAGATGGTCGATACGCTCTTTAGACTGGCCCATGACCATTCTGTAATAAGCGTATTGCGCCGACTGTTCTTTGGAAAACAGATATTTCTTTCGCACGAGCTGCTTGACATCCTTTACGCCGAAGTTTCTCTGCATCAATTCGAGAAGCATGTCATGCAGATTATTCGCATGAACCAACACCTCGAAGCGGGACAGTTTCCGCTTGGCTTTGATAACGCTCATTAGTAAGCCTTGCCGG